GACGACGCGGACGACGACGAACCCGACGAGCCACCGCAGACCAAGACCCGCAGGAAGGCACGCCAGGCCGACCCGGACGAGGACGAGCCCGACGACGACCCAGAAGACGTCGACGACGAGTGGATCCCGCCGAGCCGCAGCGACTGGGAGAAGCTGCGGGAGGCGCTGAAGCGCAACAACGGGCAGAACGCCAGGCTCCGGCACGCTGACAAGACCCTGAAGCGGTTGAACATCACCGACCTGGGGGAGTTTCTGGCCCAACACGGGATCGACCCGACCTCGGGGCAGAAACTGACCGACGAGCCCGACCCCGCCGAGGGTGAAGCCGAGACGAGCACCCCGCCGGCCACCCCCACAACCCCCACCAAGACCAGCACTGCCCAGGACAAGGCCCGCCAGGCCCTGGCGGTACAACGGGCAGCCGACAAGGCATCAGCCGAGGCTGAAGCTCGCTACAAGCCCGCGCTGGTCGCCAGCGCGGCCAAAGCGGCGTTCATGGATGCCGGCTGGGCCAGCAAAGACTTCGGGTTGGCGATGCGCCTACTCGACCTGGATGAGATCGAGGTCGACTTCGGCGACGGGACCGAGACAGCCGAGCTGGTCGGCCTCGAAGAGCAGATCGAGCGGGTCAAGAAGAGCTTCCCCGCGTTGTTCCGCAAGCGCCGGGCGCCGGAGCAGAGCGACGAACTGGCCAGCCATCGCCGCCGCCGCACTGGCGCCCGGGACATCGACGCCGGAGACCGGGGCCGGCAGGACGGTAAACCCCAGAATTGGCTGGACAAGGTCAACCGCCAGCTCGGCTGAGAAACGGATCGGCCCCCTCGCACGGGAGAACGCGAGGGGGCCGAACTGTGGCTGGCCTATGCACCCGACCTCCCTCGCCTGGGGTGCGCTGAGCAATGGCGAGGCCACGGTCCCCATCACGATCTCACCAGCCTGGGGGGACCATTAAGCGTAGCGGATGTCCGATTTGCACGGCGTCTCCAGATTATGAGTCTGGCGTGGTACTACTCCACTACATCCGCATTGGACAAGCAGTGTAGCATAGTGACCATTTGGCACGCACTGGGCTGCGATGTTACAATCGAGGTCACACGAGTAGGGGTCTTTCCGCCCGGGATGGGCAAGCAAGCTCCTGGCGCCCGAGATGGGCAGACATCTGACGATTCTGCCTTCCTGGGTAAGGAGACCCCCCATGAAGTTGCTCGTGCCCGAGCATCTCGAAAACGGTAGCCCGCTCGGTATCGAACTTCTCGGCTTCAACAGCCACGGCGACCCGATCTACGCGGTCAGCGGTGGTGCGGCGGTCAGCATCGCCTCCTGGATCCCGATCGAGTACGACTCCAACGTCGTGCAGCGGGTCCGGCGCGAGTCGGTGATCGAGCAGTATTGCCGTCGGTACCTGATGCGGTCCAAGACCAAGAGCATTCCCCGCTCGGCGGGCGTCTCGGTCTCGGCCGGCACCACCTACGTCGACGACACCAACGCCAACGACGAGATCACCCTCACCGCCCGCCGGTTCATCGCCCGGGTCAAGATCGACGAGGACGACCTCGCCGATGCCAGCACCCGCATGGACGTGATCGGCACCAAGGCGCTGGACTGGGCGATCGAGTACGCCGACGTGTTCGACAACGCCTGCCTGGCGGTCACCGGCACCGAGAACGGCACCACGGTCCCGTTCACGTCGCTGTACAAGCGGATCCGGACCACGAACGCGTCCACCGGCTACACCGCCGACGCCAACTACCTGACCTGGGACGACGACTTCCCGGGGCTGCTCACGACCCCGGACGGCACGAGCCTCTACGAGAAGCTCTCCGCGACGTTCAAGAAGGTCGAGACCGGCAAGTACTGGTCCCAGCCGGACATGCTCGTGATCGCCCACCCGGGCTACCGCGACGCGCTGCGGCAGTGTCGCGACGCCCAGGGCCGCCCGATCTTCACCGACGGCGTGAACCTGCCTGGCAACGGCACCCCGGACATGCTGTTCAACACCCCGGTCGCTTGGTCGCGCGGCTGCAAGACCTCCGCCACCAACGCGGGCAGCCCGACTGGCAACGACCTGCTGATCTACGCCAACCAGCGGTTCCTGGCCCGGGGTGACCGGTCCGGCCCGGAGACGCTGACCGACGACGCGCGGGCGCAGGACGACACCGACGACTACGCGATCAAGTTCCGTACCCGCCGGGCGTTCCAGCTCACCCACGAGGCCGCTGCGGCGGTGCTCGAACGGATCACCGACTAACCACCTCCCGCCCCTCCCGGAGAAACAGCCGACGACGGTCCGCCCGCCCCGTCGTCGGCTGTTCGGGTACCCAGGACTGGAGGCCCAGTGACCGCAATCGAGCTGGACATCGAGGTCGAGCAGGGGGCTACCTTCGAGCTGGCGATCGGCTGTCTGAACACCGAAGACGGGCAGAGTTTCACCCCGGCCGATCTGACCGGCTACACCGGGACGATGCAGATCCGGGCCAGCCAGGCCGCTACCGCCCAATTGCTGGCGACCGCCACCGTGACGATCGACACCGCCAGTTCGGTGGTCACCGCCACCATCTCCGACACCCTGACCGCCGCGATGACCTGGCGATCAGGTGTTTACGACTTGAAGATCACCAACGGGACCAGGTCGATCCGGGTAGCCCGAGGTAAAGCCCGGTTCACCCTACAGGTCACCTCGTAAGGGGAGCGCGATGTTTGGAATGATGCAGGTCCGGAAGGTGGCCGACCGAAGCTCGGGTGAACGCCTGCGGGTACCGGTCCTGACGCCGGTCATCCTTACCGACGGGACCGTGGTGCAGGCCGAGACCGGCAGGGTCAAGCTGGTCAACCCGGACACCCCCGGCGATGCTCATGAGCCCTGGCCGTTGTTGGGGGTAGAGCTGCTCGACCCGCCCTCCGAGTGCAGCGTCCCCACCGGCTGGGTCGACCGGGGGGTGGTCGAGGGCTGGATCGAGCGGGTCAACGTGCGGGCGGTCGGGCGTCCCGCCGGTCCCGCCGACGAGCCCGCTTCGGCTATCCATACGTTCACCCACGCCGACCGGTTGGTGTTCCACACCCTCGACGGTGAGTTCGTCTACGACGTGACCCATCAGCCGGACAAGTATGCGGTGGACGGCGACGACGTCCCAGTCACCGACGAGGCCTACGCGGCCGGGGCCACCCGTGTCGACTGGTTCTACCGGCTGACACTGGCCGAATACCCCGACACTTTCGAGCCGGACGACGAGGTAGACAATGGCTGATTTCGTCTACAACCAGGCCAAGGGCAAGGTAGCCGGCTGGGCCGACCAGATCAACGCCAACTCCCCGACCAACAGCGCGTTCATCGTCGAGGCGATCAACACCTCGGCGACCGACGCGGTCTTGCGCGACCTGGATACCTTCGCAGCGATCGAGGCCGACAGCAACACCGCCGAGGTCACCAACTCCGGGTATGCCCGAAAGACCATCACCGACGCGTCCGGCATGACCGTCACGATCGACGACACCAACGACCGGGTGGATGTCGACATCGCCGATCAGACCTGGACGGCCGTAGGTTCGGGCACCGCCTGGACCGACCTGGTGATCGGTTACGACTCGGACACTACCGCCGGCACCGACTCCAACACCATCCCGGCCACCCAACACGACTTCGCGATCACGCCAGACGGGTCGGACATCACCGCCACGGTGAACGTGTTCTATCGCGCTAGCTAACCGGGGCCCGTCATGCCCGCCACACTGATTGGTAGCAACACCTACGCTTTCGCTGACGGGAACGCGGGCCACGTAATCGACCTCGGCTCGGCCCCGAGCGTCGGGCAGACCGACGTGCTGTGTGTCAATTCGGACACTGTCGTCACCACACCCTCGGGATTCTCCCTCGACGTCAGCCGGGTCAACTCCCAAGGCGCGTATGTCTACACCCGTAAAGCGGTCGGGGGCGAGACCCAGAACGTCACCATCACCACCAGCGGCGACCACAACACCGCCGTGTCCTGGCTGCGCTGGGGCAGTTTGAATGCCAAGGACAACACCGCGAACAGCGGTGTCGACGGTGTAGCCGGGACCAGCTCCCCCTCGCACACGACCGGCACACTGACCGCCAGCACTGAGCTGATCCTCGCCTTCGCCGCGCTACACAGCCTCGGTGCGGTCCCCTCCTCGCCGGTCTGGGCGAACAGCTACACCGGCCAGACGGCGACCACCCAGGGCACTGGCAGTACCGGCGTCGCCAACTATGTCGGCTACAAACAGCCGGTCGGCACAGCCGCCGAGTCGCCGTCGGTCTCCTGGACCGGCAACGTGTCCGACCGGTACATGTTGACGATCACGTTCACGATCACCGGCGGGCAGAGCGCGGCAGCCAATACCGCCACCGAGACCGACACCGCCGGGACATTCGGACGCCGACACACCCGCGTGTCGGGCACCACCACCGAAACCGACACCGCCCAGTCGTTCGGGCGCAGACACACCCGCAGCGTCGGGGTCGCAGCCGAGACGGACACCTCGCAGACCCTCGGGCGGATCAAAACCCGGCTGCTGGGCATCGCCAGCCAAACCGACACCGCGCAAACACTAGGGCGAATCAAGACCCGCGCCGTCGGGGTTGCCAGTGAATCCGACACCGCGCCAGCGCTGTCGAGGATCAAAACCCGATCGGTCGGTATCGCCAGCCAGGCCGACACGGCCGTGGCTCTCACCCGGGTCAAGACCCGCGCTCTGGGGGTCGCCAGCCAGGCCGATCTGGCTCGGGGGTTCGCCAAGAGCCTCGGGATCAACAAAGCTCTGGAAACCGACTCGGCTGTAGGGTTTGGGGTGACCGGCACCCCTGAGGTGGTTACCCCGGACGTTTTTGCGGTGCTCGGGCCGGTTGGTGGTCGGGCACCGGTGGGGCCGACACGAGGTATGGCCGTGGTTGGAGCGTTGCGCGCAACCTGCCACATCGACTGAGCACGTGCTACACTCGGGGTCACGAGGAGGCATCATGAGCGACGACTGGGCAGATCAGGACAAGCCGACACTCCAGCAGATGTGTCGGGACCGTGGGCTGCCCGTCTCGGGCACCAAACAAGACCTGATCTCCCGGCTGGCCGCGTGGGAACTTCGCGGGGTGGCAGAGCAGCCCCTGGGCGACCCGGACAGCCCGATCGAGCCCGACGACCCGGACGGGCTACAGGTCCCGCTGGACCCCGACCTGGCCCAGCATGCGATGGACAACGGGACCATCCAGGTCACTGGGATGTCCGGTCCGCCGTTCGACTACGAGGGTTACGACCAGGACGACGAGGATGACGAGGACGACGAGGCTCCGGGGGCGGGTGACGATGCCCCACCCGCTCCCGGGTACCGCAACCCCCGTGGTGCCTACCACGCGGTGTTCCCCGTAGACAGCGAACAGGTCAGCGACGAGGACCACATGTGGTACCTGACGTTGACCCACCAGAACGCCCGGGAGCTGGGCTACCGCACCCGGGGCGCACCCTATGCGGGCCGCCGGGTCGGGTTCACCAGGGCAGAAGACGGACAGTTGCTGGCGGTTTACGAGATCTCGGCGAGGCAGTAATGGCCTGGGCCGATATGGAGTATATCGCCGGGTTGGGGCTGCCCGAGCCCAGCCCAGGTAACTTGCTGCTGGCCCAGGTGATCGTCGAGATCTTCTCGGGCACCACCGAAGAGGCCAGTGACGAGGACCTGATCTCCAGCCGGAACCTGACCAGGCTGGCCCAGGCGGTCTCGTTCCAGGCGGTCTGGCTGGAGGACCACCCGGACGCGGTTACCTCGATGGACGTGCAGGGGGTCAGCCAGGACGGGCTGTCGGCCCAGTATGCGCATGTCAACGCCCACTTGCTGGCACCCCTGGCGAAGCGCTGCATCGACCGGCTGTCCTGGAAGCTGCAGCCGCTGCGGATCAAGGCCCCCCGGGCGGTCCGGTCGGACCGGGGCAACCGCGACTCAGCCATTCGCGACGATGAATTCGTCTGGACCCCCCTACACGTCTAAGGAGGGCCCGTGTCGGTCACGATGAACACCCTGGTGACGATCCTGCGGGGGCAGACCACCGACGCCTATGGTGACTCGGTCGAGGTCGACAACGTGGTGGCCAGTGATGTCCCTTGCTCGATCCTGGAGACCGGATCCAACGCTACCCGCCCAGCCGACGGCCGGACCGACAACGTCCGCAACTTCACCGCCCGCTGCTCCCGCAAGACCGACATCCGCCGGGACGACCGGCTGCGCGACCAGAAGACCCAACGGGTCTACACGGTCGACGAGGTGATTACCCCGCTCGGGACCGTCGGTCACAACTACCACAACATCCGGGGTCGGCGGGTCACCTGACGCGCTTGTTGTCGACCACCCCAAGGTGAGATAATCGACATGCCACCACGCCCCGGGGGAAACCCGGGTTTTCGTTAGTGCGACCGCCAACGAAAAGGAGGTGGCCCGGTGGTTGGCTATATCCGCCCCAACCCGGCATTTGAGCCGTGGTTCGAACACCGGGTCATCGGCTCCGAGGTCCACTACATCACCGAGGCGGTCGCGATGGACGCCCGCCGGGGATGCCCAGTCGACCAGGGGGATCTGGTCGAGTCGATCGGGACCACCTATCACGACGGCGGTAAGGTCGGGCGGGTCTGGGTCGGTACTGACCACTGGCAGCCGACCGAATATGGCGCTGAACCGCACCTGATCCGGATCCGGAACAAGAAGGTGCTGCACAACCACGAGACCGACGAGTTCTTCGGTCCCGAGGTCCACCACCCCGGCAATTCGGCACAGCCGTTCATGAGGCCCGCGTTGTTCCGCAGGCGCAAGCTTCCCCGGGTGGCAGCATGACACTCAGACCGACCAATGAACTGGTAGCAGTCGCCTGGCTGCGGGGGATCTCGGGACTGCCGACCTCGGCGGTCTCCACCATCCTGCCCGGACCCGACGACCAGTTCAGCAATACCTCCTGGGCCGCCTCGGGGTTCGTGCAGGTGGTGGCAATCGGCGGGGCTCCCGACCTAGATGTCCCGATCCGACACCCAGTATTCAGCGTCGACTGCTGGGCGGTCAACGTCGGCAAGAAGAACCCGCCGTGGGGCAAGGCCAACGCCCTGGCTGAGGCGATCGTCAACTCGGTCTACAACTATCACACCACCGACCAGTTCAAACGGCCGGTTACCCTCCCCGCCGGCTACGCCCCCGCGCTGGTGATCGGGGCGCAGATCCTCGGCGAGCCTGCCCGCCGCCCCGCCGACCCGGCCAACTATGCCCGTTATGGCTTCGAACTCGAACTGACCTGGCTGACCAGCTGAAGGAGCAACGATGACCCTCACCGCCTACAACGTGATCCAGGGTGTCGGGCGCCTGTACATCGGCGTTTTCGGCGCAACCGAGCCTGCCGATTCGGCGGTCAACTCCACCCCCCAGTCCTCGGCGTTCACCGAACTCGGGTTCACCAGCGACGGCGTGTCGTTCATGGTCAACCAGGAGATGTCGAAGATGACGGTCGACCAAATCGCGGACGCGGTCGGCACCAAGATGGTCAACCGGGTGGTCCAGGTCAAGACCAACCTGGCCGAGGCGACCCTGGACAACCTGCTGTACGTGATGAACTCGGGCACCCTCGCGTCCGGCTCCGGCTACCGCACCCTCGACCCAGTCTTCGACGGCACGGAGCTGCAGCCGACCTACCGGGCGCTTATCTTCGACGGCTACGCGCCGTCCAGCTCTGGGCTGGTGGTTAAGAAGCGGCGGTTCATCCTGCGCAAGACGGTCAGCTCCGACAACGTCGAAGCCCCCTACAAGAAGGACGGGCTGACCCTCTTCCCGGTCACCTGGGACACCCACTACGTGTCCCCGAGCATCGCCCCGTTCCACATCGTCGACGAGACATAATCGACGAGGCATTTCCCGACGTCACCGAGACACTAGGAGGCATCCCCGGTGGCTACAACACCCGCAAAGTCCGTGAAGAAGCCCGGAGTGGTTTACGAGGGAGAGCCGGTCCTGCGGCTCACCGGCAAGGCGACCGGCCCCAAACAGGCCGAACGCGAGCTGCTGTTCACCATCGGCGACGAGCAGTTCACTATCGTGAAGGACCCGCCCGGCAAACTGCTGGTCCGGTATCTGCGGGACCTGCGCGAGGTGGGGATGGAAGTCGCCGTCGCGAACATCACCCACTCACTGATTGGCAAGGCGGGCATGGACGCCCTGGCGGAGTGCGAGGACTTCACCACCGAGGACTTCCAGACGCTGCTGCGGGCGATCCAACACAAGATCGCCGGCAAGATCGAGGAGGCTGCTGAGGGAAACTCCTAAAGCGAGCCGGGCAGGTCATGTGGATCCTGGACTACTGGGAGGATCTGGAGTCGGACTTCTCGGCCATCCACCGGTACGACGGAGACTTACTGGACATGCCCGCCTCGCGGTTGTGCCACCTGGCTGAACGGCTGTTCGCCTACCAGGGGGTGTTGCGGGCCCGGCTCGAAGAGCAAATCTCGAACGAGAAGCAACAGCCGGTCGCAGCACCGGTCGGCCCGGCCCCCCAGCCGGTCCGGACGGTCGACCTGACCCCCCAGGCACTCGCCCTGGACCCGAACCTGCAAGGCCTGATCAGCTACGCGAAAGCACCGTCGGGAGGAGGCTAAATGGCGCGCCGAGGCTTCAAAATCGCGGACGGGTACCTGGAGATCACCGCTGACCGGTCCCAGGCCGATCGCGAGATGCGGGGGCTGTGGCGCGACCAGAACGGCTACCTGCGCGACGCTAAGGGCAAGTTCGCCAAGGGCGGCGACGAGGCGGGGGAGGCATTCAGCAAAGGCGTACGCGACAGGTTGGAGCGCAACGGGGGCGGGTTCAACCTACTCGGGTTGGCCCGCCGGGCGTTCCCCGCCGGGCTGCTGATCGGCAAGGCCTTCGCGATGGGCATCGGGGCGGCAGTCGCTGCCGGTCTGGCCAACACCGCCATCCAGGTCGGTAGTCATTTCCTGGTCCAATTCGCTGTCGCGGCAGCCCATGCCGGTGGGGCCCTGGCGTTACTGGCCCCCGCCGGCATCCTCACCCTGGTCACCACTCTGCTCACACTCAAGCTCGCCTTCAGCGGGTTGGGTGATGCGCTCAAAGCGGGTTGGCAGGGCGACGCGGAGAAGTTCGCCCAGGCCACCAAGACCATGGGCAAGGCAACCAAGGGATTCCTGGCCGACATCATCTCGCTCAAACCGGCCCTGCAGGACCTGAAGAGGGGTATCCAGGAGAGTTTCTTCAAGAACTTGGTGGACACGGTCAAGCCCCTGGCGACGATCTATCTGCCGATGATCAAGACCAACCTGTCGTTCATCTCCAACGCGTTCGGGGCTGCCGCCAAGGAGCTGTCGGCCTGGTTTGACACTCCGGCAACGTTCAAGTTGATCAGCGGTCTGTTGGGCAACATCGCCCAGTCTGCCGATGGGCTGGCCTACTCGCTCACCCAGATCATCCCTGCGTTCCTGACCATCGCGTCGGTCGGGTCGAGCTTCCTGCCGGGCCTGTCCGCCGGGATGACCGAGCTAGCCCAGCACTTCAACGCGTTCATCGCGACTGCCGCCTCTGACGGGTCGTTGAAGCAGTGGATCTCTGATGGGCTGTCGATGATCGGCGACTTCGCCAAGACACTCAAAGACGTCGGTGGGATTTTCCACGCGATTTTCTCCGCCGCCCCCGAGGGCAGTTCCGGGCTGCTCGGGATCGTCGGCAGCGTGCTACACCTGCTGAACCAGTTCCTGAACTCGGCGGCAGGCCAGGGGGCGATCCAGGGGATCTTCACCGCATTGTCGACTCTGACCGGGGTGGCCAACACCCTGCTGCAACGGGCCGGACCGGGTCTGGTAGCTCTCATCCAGGGTCTCGGGGTCGGCCTGGAGGCACTACTGCCAGCAGCCGGGCCGGTCGGAGACGCCCTCGGCGCGATCTTCCTCGCGTTGACCCCCATCCTGCCGCTGCTGGGCAACCTGGCAACGGTGGTCCTGGTCGCCCTGGCCGACATCCTGCGGGTTGTGGCAGTCGAAGTCGGACCATTCATCATGTTCTTCTCACAGCTGGCGCAGGAGATCCTGCCGATGCTGCTGCCGCTGTTCGGGGAGTTCGTCAACGGGGCGCTGCCCGCCCTGACCGAGTTCATGTCCATGCTGTTCGCCCAGTCCAGCTCGGTGTTGCCGCTGTTCGTTGAACTGGCTAAGGTGCTGGTCGAGTCGTTGTTGCCGGTGGTCCCGCTGCTGATCGCCCAGACCGAACCGCTGCGAGACTCGTTTGTCGAGCTGGTCCAGGCGTTGGTGCCGCTGATCGCGATGTATCTGCCGGGCCTGATCAACTATCTGCCGGTGCTGATCAAGTACTTCATCTTCGCCGTCCAGTACACCGAGCCGTTCATCCAGATCCTGGCCCTGCTGGTCCGCGCAATCGCCAAAGCGATCGATGTCCTCCACGCGATCATCGGCAAGATCGCCGAGTTCATGGCGGCGGTCCGGGGTATCTCCAGCGGGATCCAGAGTATCTTCTCCGGCTCGGAGGGCTGGCTGACCAACGCGGGCGACCGGATCATCAGCGGTCTGATCAACGGCATTAAGAACGCGGCCAACACCAAACTGCAGAGTACCCTGCGGTGGGTCACCAGCCTGATCCCCGACTGGAAGGGCCCCGAAGAGAAAGACCGTAAGCTGCTGCAGCCGGCTGGCCGCGCGGTGATGGGCGGGTTCATGATGGGTATCGAGCGCAGTCTGCCCGACCTGCGGAACCTGCTCGGTGGGGTCACCGGCGAGCTGCCCCGCTCGATCAACCCGAACCCGTCCGCCGGGGGCGGGCGCGGCGGTGTGCCGGCAAACCTCGGGCCTTATGTCGTGCAGGTCGGGGACAAGACCATGGCGCAGTTCGTGATCGACGCGATCACCGGGCAACCGAAGGTGGTTGCCGACGCCCTGTCTGAGGGCAACCGTAGGCGTGGCTACCTCAACACCGGGCGGGCATCGTGACCGACAACGTCCTATACTTCGGAGTCCCCGGGGCTCTGGTCACCCTACCCCAGCCGCGAGGCGACGTCGAGACCACCAGGGGGCGGTTGACCCAGGAGTTCCCGCTGGGCGACGGTAGCTACCGTGCCCGCCGGAGCCTACAAGGCAGCCGGCAGTTCCAACTGGCCTGGGAGCGGATCGACTACGCGACCCACGCGACCCTGCTGGGCTACGACCAGGGACATATGGGGCCCGGCCCGTTCGCCCTGCTGGACCCCGGCCAGCGCAACTGGTTGACGGTCAACCAGTCCAGTTCGTCCAGCCTGACCAACGACACCTCTAACTTCACCATCGCCGGCTCCGGGTCGAGCATCGCCAGCTCCACCCTACTGACCCAGGGGGTGCCCCGCTCGGTCGCCTGGAGCTTCAACTACAGTTCCCCCGCCAGCGGCTCCAGCGTACTGTCGCTGGACCCCGCATATGCGGGTTGGGCCGGGGTGCCGCTGGTCAACCGCTCGGTCTGTTTCTCGTTCTACCTGCGTGGCGGCGGTACCGACGCCGTGGTGTCGTTCACCCCCCAGATCGTGTGGTACGACACCGGCCTGGCGGTCCTGTCGACCACCTCGGGCAGCCTGGTGACCTCCTCGTCGGGGGCCTGGC